GGTGGCAAAAAGGTTCCCTGATCCAGAATTTGGACCCGAATAATATTATCATATAAATAACTTTGGATTTCATACATTAATGTATTTATTGAACTTATATGGTTGACATAGACTACGAGAAACTACTTACTGATTACCCCTTCCTAACCTATCTAATATACGGCGAAAACGAGTATATCGGGATAATACAGAATGTGGACGATATAGTTACTACCATTTATGATTACAGCGCACTAAAAAGTATAGAAGAGAAGCAGTTGTTTTTACAGTTGGCTGATACATGGTGGTGGGAAAGCAATAGACTAATTCCCATAAACGTATTCTTAAAACAGGAATGGACTCAGTTTAAAGATGTTGTGAAAACTATGAATAGCAAAGGGGTGACTATAAAGTTCGGCCCCCAAGTAAGCCTTAACGCTATATCATCAAAACGCACAAAGCGTAGAAGTATTACACTTGTTCGGAAATTAAGTTAACGTTTACTACTACTAAATGCGAATAACTAATCGCATGTGCTTTCTTAAAATAATACGTGTCATCTGTAGGTTTCTCCCACACAGTCTTTTCAACTTCAGCCCACGGCTTGCCTATTAGGTGACGTTTTGCAGGACGTATAACTGCCAAAAACATTGCTAACTTTTCTATTGTGTTTACTGCTTCTGGCATCTTAACCAATGTATCATAATGGTTGCCTATATGTATCAGTTTACCACAGAAGTCTTTGTCATATAAACGTTCCCAAGCTGGTTCTTGTGCTAGTAATTGATCCAGATGTGCTTCGTTTTTAACCTGTGAATATAACCCTACATTAAGAATATCTAATTTTATGTAGCCGCGATCTTCTGCTGTTTTGTGATCAACAGTAGCAAACCCTGTAAAAGGATCTTTTGGTATGTCGGTAAAGTAAACTCCTGTATTGTGTTTTACAAGACCTCCATCACGCAGTATACTAGCAGGAGTTTGCTTAAAGTACACAAGAGCTTTTTCCCGATCTCCTACATCAATATCAATATCACTAGTAAACTTCATAATCCTGCTTCCTGTAACAGGTGCTTGCACCACTCTACATCACCCATGTAGTCAGTAAATTTTCTATTCCAGTAGTCAGGGTCAATCCAGGGGAGTATAATAGCAATTTGATCATCTGCAAGAGTAGATAACCAATCCACGCCGGAAACACAATTAAACACAATCCAAGGACTAATGCGCCCGGTACTGATATGATGACAAATCCTATTAGCATTACCATACCGAAAATAGTCTTGGAATCCCGCAAGTCCCGAACCGTTGCTTGCATAATCTTCCATGGTTTTAAGAGCACGTTCAAGAGCATCTTGTACTGCCTCCTTTTTTAAATATTCACGCATCCACTCATCATAAAAAACATCTTTTGTCCAGTAGTCCAGTTTCTTGTTGTTTTTCAATAACCAGGTTGTGTAGTTTTGTATGTTGAGACATTTGATGTTGACACAGTGCCTGCCAAATTTTACAAATGCCTTGTAGTATGGACTGGTTACAAAGTCTGCAAAACTTTTGTTTTTGGCACTGCCCTGTGTTGTTTCAAAGAACTGTAAGTAAGCTCTAAGTCCAAACTGCACACCTGTTTCTTTTTCTTCCTGCCAGCGCCTCTTGGGCTCGCAAAGATGAGCCGCAAGTGTTGATTCCTTGCGATAACTTTTGTCACAATACTTACAGGTGTAACTCATGTTTTCTTATATATGTTTCCAAGTAATTGTTTAACCACCCATGTTCACCGGCTAAGCGATGTCGTAATTCTGGTTCAACATGTTCTTCGTCGGGTATGTATGGCACACCTGCTCGATGTTGTTCTCTAATTGCACACCACTTAAAATCACCTATGATATTTTTATGTCCTTCTAGTAGACGTATCCTGTTGACCTCTTCAGGTAACACACCTTCCCACCAATGGTCTGCTTGTTGAAATATTATACAACTATGTCCTCGGTGTGTTAAACTATCAATCAATGACAACATTTGATACATTAAATTTTCTGTTCTATCAACTAGCGAATGTTTTTCGTATCGTTCTCGAAACAATACCCACTGCTTGGTTTCCCGATCGTTCCAACTTGATCTCCATCTGTTCTTGCCAAACTGTTGATTTTGTGGATTTGTCCATGCACCTTCCCATACTTCTTGCTCTGTGTGTTCTGCTGAATTATAACGACAAATAGGAAGTTCTTCTCTGCTAACAAATGTCATACCCAACACATACAAAGTTTTTTTGTTCGTTTCGTAGCTGTGTTTCAGTGTTGTTCTTATAATTCTACTGTTGGCGCTACCCGTGATGCTTAAACTATTACTGCTCGGTATCTGTAGAGCTTGGGCCAAGTCAGCATGGCCGTTGCCTTCGAAGTAAGTCTGCATGTAACTGCAACCATTGATAACCAATTCAGTAATCATTTGAGTGCGTCTCGGATCTTTTTATCTTCCCACCCGTTTAACTTAGCTAGTTCTTTGAGTTCTTTTTTATCACTGATCTCTGCCAGTGTTTCTAAATCATCATCTGCGTAGTCTGGATAGAAGTTGCGCAAAAACTTAACCACCTTGTTGTTGTTAACACGTTTCTTTTGTTTGATCCATTCATGCCTGTGTGTGCCCATACCTGGACTCACAGTTGTTGCCAACAACCATTGCAATTCTGGATACTTGCTTAGGTCGAACCAATTCTTGTTTAATCGTTCATTACAACTCATTAGATAGTATCCCTGCAATTCGGCACTGCCACCTACTGCACTACCCCAGCGGATCATGAGGAAGTTGCTGAACTTTTTGCGTTCTTCGTCTGTAAGTTCACTATAGAATGATCTGTTCTTGAGATCAAACTGTTTCATTTCATAAAATATGTCTAGTTTGTTCATACTGGGTGATGCATTACGGGTCCGTCGTCATCTTTCTTACTAAGTTCATACAGTACTTTAGCACGTTCTAGTGCTTCTTGCAAGGCGGGATTGTCCTTTGCGGCTTCAACTATTTTGTGCCAGTAGTGCGACTCTTGTATCCAATTGTCAACTGGGTATGTTCCTATTAATACCCTTTTGCTGTTTGCTTGTCCAAGTGGTCTACCCCATATGTTGCCATATGTGTCATTTTCGTAAATGTATTTGGTGCCTGTTTCTGTGGCTTCCCATTCAATTTGATCTTTTGGATCCATCTGTGTATTTCCTTGCAGGTTCTGTGACTATGTATCTACCAGTTAGCCTATCCTGGAAGCCCTCAATAACTTCGCGATGCAGTGGTAAATCTTCTAGCCCATAGTCAGGCGAAGTACATTCGTAGTTGGTATTGAACGTACTAGCAAAATAAACTTGCGGTATATCTATATCTTTAACACACTCATGCACAAACTTGTGATGTAGGTGTCCGTAGTCACCATCCTCGTTATGTGTGAGTATCAACTTGTATCCTTGTGTCAGGTATTGTATTTTTTCTCTTGCTTCTTGGCCGTCAAATCCCAACTCGCCACGCTCCACATAACTGTAGTCATCGCGGTTGCCAAGAAAGTAAGTATCAATATTGCGCTTACGCCAAAACGATCTTACTTCTCGAGCTCTATCATCCTTGTCGAAATAGGTTAGGTACATTATGTCCCATTCGAATCTAGTATGATTATACAGGAACGGATACCCAAATATAATACAATCATCTGGGTGTGCTACCAGTAGTAATGCTCTACCAGCACTTGGAATAGTCAACGATTTCACTCTGTCTTGAGATGTCTTTAACAAAATATGCACATCTTGGTTTTTTAACATTAGTTTCCAATGGTATAGCAAGTAGTTGCCCCGGACGTAATTTAGGAAAATACCATTTTACGTCTTGATATATGTCGGCTATTTCTATGGGAGCAAAACTTGGCCGGTAGTCGCTCAGTGGATTAAAAATGTAAGTGTTGAATCCTCTATCATTTATACTAGTTAACGGAACCACTTCTAAGTCTCCTACGTCTGGTTCTCCGATCAGCACATGCCAATCCACAGGCATTTTAATTTGAGCGTCACCTATACGCAATACCAATGCTGGACTATTGAATGATTCTAAAAATATCAACGGAATATAAAAGTAATCAGGATTACGAGGGTCGCTATTGTCTAACACAGCAAATCGCATGTCGTCTACTTCATCTGGTATTTCGTTTAGCTCGTATGCTACATCGTCTAGCGTTAAAATTCTCATTAGTAAGTCAGTCTCCAGTTTTGTATTTTATGATCGTACCATATCTTTATATCGGCATTCTTGTTCCGTACTCTGTTTAAAATTGTTTTTGCAGGACTACCCCATATAGTGTCTTCAACACGCATGTAGATATCATCATTCATGTGAGCCCTCCATTTTAGCACCAACACAAAATGTTCAACACGGCAATAATTAGGCAAATCTCCCGTTGGGATAGTAAACATAATATTGTCTACATCTATTGTTTCATCATTGAGATCAACAACGAAAGGTGTGTGTTTGTGTATTGGTTCAAATTTTAAATCTATTCCATCTGCTTTAAAACTTGGTAACTGTTGAAACAGATTGTTTATCATGTTAAATCTGTACAGTGTACTGTCTGCAGGGTGCTTCTGCTGAAATGTGTCGTTAATTGTTTTTTCGTATGCGTCGTCAATCTCAATGTCAGGTTGAAATTCGAAGGCTTCTGACTCAGCATATACCAAAGGTAGTATAGGATGATTTCTGTAGACTTCTGCTGTTACTTCAATCTTTCCTGGAATAAAAGTTCCACCCCACTGTTTAGCATGCTTAGACAAGTTAACAATATTCTCGTTGAAGATAGGATTGCCAATGGTCTCCGAAATAAAATAATCTACGTCGTCTGGAATATCTGCTCTGTTGCAACTCAAGAAGTTTTTGTTAATTACCTGTACGTTCTTAATACCAAGTTTATCAATCATGTCTCTGGCATACTTTGCACGGCCTGGATCCATTTCAACACTATACACTTTTTTAGCACCAGCTTTAGCGGCTAGTATGCTTAATAGTCCTGTGCCAGTACCTATATCGCACACGACACTGCCAGGTGCTACACGTTCAATTGCGGCCTTGTATGCTATGTTGCGCCCAGTGTCGTTAATCATTGGCATGTAAATGCCATTGTTCTTGAACCAATCAAAGTCTTCTGTTGAATGCGTGACGGTGTTGTCAGTCATGTATTTTAAACCTGTCTCTTATAATGTTTAAGTATCTATCTGCTAGATACTCTTGGCTCTGTTCTGACCCATGATATCCTGGATCTTCTCCCGAAAACGGATATTCATTTGTGGCATACGCTGGGGTATCTTCAAATCTAAGTGTAAAATGTTGGTCTGGTATTGAAGCAGGAAAGTGATCTCTAACCATGTCACTGGTCCATATATTACATGCCACCAACAAGAAAGGGATCTTGTGATAGTGCAACTGCGTGATGCCATCACGTATGATCCACCTGTCTTGTTGTAACTTCCAGTTGCTGTCGTACATAAAGTTAATATAGTGTCTTACTGCTGTGTTTGTTTCCTTGTCTAACTTCTGACTACGGTAATGGTGGTCGTAGTTTTCTGCTAGACTGAAAATAGTTTCTGAAATCATCCTGTAGTTGTTGTTGCCCCAGTTAATATTGTTAACTCCTACCTTGGGGTCATAGCCAGTGCCGTGATCTGTTTGCAGGTGTTGCTGTAGGTCACTGTTCCAACCTTTGTTTTCGTTCTTGGGTGCTACATAGGGTGCGGCCCCTCCTGGTATTTCCATTCTGTCATGGAACGTGGGTGCTACTATAGCAAAGTCTGGCTTTTGGCGTAGTATCTCATCTATCATTACACGTATGCCGCCATTGCTCATGCCTTGACGTGCTAGATGTACCAAGTCCCAATCCAATTTAGCCGCTAGTTTTTCGCCCCAACTGGTTCCTACTAGTGCAGGGTCTGTACTGGGCGCACTGAAACTGCACCCTGTGATCATTAGTTTCTTTCTTATTGCCATTCTGTTTTCTCCACAGCAAACGGATAGTTTGCATCTCGATAGAATGCTTTACGTTTAGTTAAGTGTCTTTTTGCAAACTTGCAGGTACTGGTTATATCCCAGATCTGTACGAAGTCTTTGTCTTGGGCTTTACGAATGCCCCGACCAATGCTTTGAATAACACGTACAAAACTCTTACCAGGTTCAATGAGAACAAGATTAA